ATACAGCCCACTCATTCAGCATCAGGTCACGACGCTGACGAGAAAGCTCTTTGTCCTAGGTTTCGGCGCACTCTTCTCCCGTATGGTAGAAGGTCCAGTAGTACGAATCTTCTACTTTAAACCTCTAGGAGAACCTAAGTTCTCCAGCATCCTCAACAAAGAAGAAGAATTTGCCGGCTCTCTCGCTGTAGAATCTGTTCGTGTAGAACGCGCTCTCGGCGAAGTTGCTATCTCTGTTCCGCGTGCAGACCGTCAAACCATACAGTTTGATGCTTGTCTGCATAAAATGATGACCTCGGAGCTTACTCGTGGAATGGCGCTGCCTCTGTTGCTAGGCCAGTCCACCATAGGAGAACATCTCTATGCTGATCTTGCTCAACAGCCGCATTTACTGGTTGCGGGAGCTACTAACTCAGGGAAAAGCGTATTCACCGCGCAGCTTATTTGCTCGCTTTCTCTGTTTCGCGCTCCAGAAGAGCTTGAGTTTATCCTTGTGGATACTAAGAATCTTGATCTCGTATTGTTCAAGGGACTTGAGCACGTTAAATATGTACTCAACAACATTTCTGACCTCAGAGCCGCACTTACGGTTCTGCTTGAGGATGTTAGACTACGAAACGCTCAAATGAGTGGGTTGGCGAGGAATATTGGAGAGTGGAATCAGCTTTATAAAGATTGTGGTTATCTGGAGGAGACATCTCCTGAGAAACTACGCTCTGTTCAGATGATGAAGTACAAAATCCTCATCATCGACGAGCTTGCGGATGTGCTAGATCAGGATAACGCTTTTCTAGCAATGATCGAGCGTAAGATGCGTCCACCGTCAATACACTCACTCTTGAAAACAATCGCACAAATCTCCAGGGCCGCTGGAGTACATTTGATTCTTGCTACTCAACGGCCTTCAGTCAAAGTAATCTCCGGGGATATTAAAGCAAACTTTCCTGCTAGAGTATCCTTCAAACTCCCCTCAAGTATGGATTCTCGTGTCATACTTGATGAAACCGGTGCTGAGAATCTACTTGGCATGGGCGATTACCTGTACAAAATAGCAGGTTCCGACACCGTTAAGCGAGCGCACAGCGCGTTCGTTTCGATCAACGATATTGCTAACATTCTCGCACAGAACGAGAACATAAGGAGACAGTATGCAAACGCCAGTAGTGAAATGTAAACACTGCAACAGACCGATAACACGTAATGTGCTTGATACTGGTGAATGGATTCACAAAAAGACCAGGAGTGTGCCAGCGATGTATTACTCCTGTTCTATGTACTCCAGAATAAAGTCAGAACGTAAAACAGGTTCACCACACGCAGAACCAAAGGAGCTGACCGATGACACAATTCAGAGCTGAAGCAGACCGTCTAATGGAACAGCAGCACGGCTTCAACACGTCACAAGGTAACTTTCACGAAGATGTCGAGGACGACGAAGAATTTCTCGAAGATTGTCCTATCTGCGATACAGAAGAATCAATCAACGGAAGTGGTCGCTGTTCATATTGCGGCTATAGGAGGTACTGAATGAAATACTACTACGACGGCTACTGGGGCGCTTTCTTCAAACGCTCCGTTGAGGCAGGCACCGGACCTGCTACGCTCGACAACTCAGTAAAACCTGCGGACCTAGAGCTTATCGGCTTTGGCTACAGTGGCCATCCCTCTATCCTCAACGACATTCACTCACGCAACCTTGTAGACCAAGGTCCAATTCCAGCAGGAACGTACACATTCTCAGGTCCATTTACTGACCCTAAACGCGGTCCACAGTGTTGGCGGCTCGAACCTGCGCCCACGAATCGTATGTTTGGTCGGTGCGCGTTTATGAATCACGGCGACACAGCAGCAATGTCTCACAGTGCCTCAGACGGTTGTATCATCAGCCCACACTGGGTAAGAAACTTGTGGACTGACGGTGATACGTTGGAGGTGCTGTAAGTACACTCACACTAGCTCACTCGGTAGGCGGCTCCCGATTCTTGGAGGCCGCCTTCCATTTTCGGGATTCGGGGCTAAGTCGTTGAAAATAAAGGTGCATACGGCCTTTTTTTGCCTCTTGACTGCGTGTTTACAGGCGCGTATGATGAAAGACATGGCAACCCGAACCGAACCGACCGTAGCGATGACCGCTCGCATATTCGTAGCACAAAACAATGCGCTTAAAGTAGATTACCCGCAACTTAGCAAGAGCGCCTTAATGCGTGTTCTGTTGCACTTATTCTTATCTAAACAACTACCTACAAATGTCTACCCTCTAGCTCTGGAGGAAATGGCTAGGGCCGAGCAGGCTCTAAAGAGCAATAAGACCAAACAAGTTTCTGTAGCATAAGCACACAAGGAGAAACCATGTCACCAGACGATCCAGTTTTTGATGAATTGGACGAACTCGCAGTAGAGTCTCCGGCGGAAGAAATCTATGTGCCGACGGATGAGCCGGAAGAGATCACAGCAGAAGAGGCTTTACACACGGATATTCCAGCGGAGCCAATAGAGATTGAGGAATCTCATCTAACAGTAACCGTATGTGATTGCTGTCTTGAGTTAAATCTCACACATCCAACGTCAGTAATAAGATGTGCTCGATGTGGCCAAGCGTTTTGTTTTCACTTTGCTTCTACGATTGATGCGCAGTATTGTGTGAACTGTCTAAGTGACATTGCGGTGGCTAAGAGCGTTATCACTAAGACATACGAACACAAAAATGCTGAAGGACAGACGGTATTCTACAGACGCAGGGCCAGGGAGATACAGATTAGCGGTCTGGATTGGCTCTTTGCGCAGCGTAAAATTGTAGAATTATCCGATCTTGAGCTTGATCTTAGTATTGAGTATCATCGAAACATTCTGTCGCTGATGTGCACTGAGCAAGAGCAACGTCGTACAGCTAAAATGCACAGGTATGCTGGTATGAAGATTCATCTAACACCTTCAACAACAGATGTGAACCATACTACTACGACAACGGTGAAGAAAACTCGTACAGTGTCAAAGACCAAAGCGCAAGAACAACTAGCGGCGCTGCTCAAGAACATGGCCGCTAAAGGAATGACGATGGATAAGATAGCTGCGATGCTTAAGAAAGCGTAGGAGACACAGTGAAAGAATCACCAGGTGTGAACGTAACTGATGCTGAATTGAAAAAGAACGCAGAGGAATCTCTCAAACTTCTCGGCGACGATCCTGTAAACCACCCCTCACACTATACCTTTGGACGTTTTGAGGTTATAGATGTGCTACAGGATTGGTTTCCAGCAAGTCCACTGCTTTGGCAGGTTGTGAAGTATGTCGCTAGAGCACAACACAAGAGTTGCACACTGCAAGATCTAAAGAAGGCTCAGTTCTATCTCAACAAGCAAATTGCAGAATTGGAGAAGTAAATGAAACCCTCCGGTCAGTTGATTGAGTTTCTCAATCGTACACCACTTCCGTGGGTGCGGTATGATGAGTCGCAACAGAAGTTGATCGTTGTGATAGATAATCATATGCTCAGCACATACCGTAACTGTCCTCAACATTTCTTTTATTCCAACGTACAAGGCTATCAAAAGAAGTCCGGCGTTAAAGAAGGAGAAAAAGAACGTGCGTGGTATTTGGACTTTGGCGTTCTGCTTCACAAAATGCTGGAGATTTACTATCAGGAGTTTAAGAATCCTGACTTTGATGTTACTAAGTGGGCTTCTGTCCGTGCTATGGCCGAATGGCAGGAAATGAACATGGATGTTCACTCGGAGCATAAAGAGTTCAAAGTTATCGGCGGCGCGTTTGGTTTCGCTGGCTTGTTAATGCAGTATGCCTCTGTAATGTCGCCGCTAAACGAGAAGATCAGAGTGCTAGGAACTGAGGTCTCATTCGGTAGAAACGGCGAAGTTCCTCTGTATATTGACGAGGATATTGAAATCTATCTCGCCGGTCGCATGGACCTGATCGTAGACGATGGATATTTCATCTGTCCTATGGACCACAAGACAATGGGCGCTTTTCGCGGCGATCCTGGGATGCAGTTTGAGACAGAGGAAGGTCCGACAGGGTACATTTATGCACTCTCGAAGATTCTTCCGCAGTTTGTACCAGAGGACCAGCTCTTGAAGCGTGATTGCTCGAAGATTCTGATGAACTTAATTCAGAAGAAGCCAGCTTCCACGCCGCAAGAACGGTTCAAGCGTGTGCCGATTAGGAAGACGTCAGAGCAGCTCGAAGCCTATCGTTATAGGATGCTTGCAACTGTACAGCATCTAATTCTCGATACAGAGAGTTTTGCAGCTAGTTTTCCTCTTTGGCGCAACACAACAGCTTGCACGAACTGGCACATGACAACGTGTGCGTTCAGGGATGTGTGCAGACAGAGTTCCAGAGAAGCGGAACAAGCTACTCTCAGCAATGGTT